CATACAAGAACTACGTCAGCTCGGTATACCCGTTATCAACTTTACACCTAGCAAAGGCAATGATAAGTTGTCGAGAGTGCACGCTGTGGCTCCTGTGTTTGAGAGCGGCGCAGTATGGGCACCGGATAAACGCTGGGCAGAAGAGATGATAGAAGAATGTGCTATGTTCCCACACGCAGAACATGACGACCTTGTTGACTCCATGAGCCAAGCATTACTAAGGTTTCGTAAGGGGAACTTTGTGTCATTAAAGGATGACTACGAAGATGAGCCCACGGACTACGGACCAGAGACGGAGTATTACTAATGGTTAAAATCAATGAAAGGTATGATGATGTTATTACGCAAGACCCTGCCTATGATGCAAATGCTAAACCAGTAGATGCCGTCAATAAATTTTTAACAGATTTCTTAGTCGATCCTGTAAAACAGAAACTAAAAAGTAAAGAGCAAGCACTGTTAGAGGCAGGAGAACTCATAGCTAAACCTTTCAATATTTTGGGGCAGGCATTAGACACTGGAAAAACAGTTTCGGAACTACAAAATATAGCAACCACCGATCCAGGTTTACAAGGTTTGGTTGCACAAGCTCAAGTCGTCCCTCAAGCTATAAGTAATACTTTAAATTTTCTTTTTGAACCTCAATTTTATTCTGATCTTAGAGAAAAAATTAACAGAGGTGAGGCTACCGGTTTTGAAAGAGGATTAGGTATTGTGTCTGCTATAGGTGAGATTGCAGGTGGAGATGAGTTACTAAGATTTGCAATTAAAAAATTTGGCCCAGGTATAAAACCTTTTTTTGATAATCTTAGACCTGAAGAGAAAGCAGATCCTATAGCCGTAATTAACAAGATGCCTATATCTAAACAACAAAAAATAGAATTAGGAGAGGAAATACTTGGAGGCGGTAAAGCTGTAGAGAATATACAAGAAACAATTATGAGAGGACCTGATACAGGTGGTGCAGGCGGTTCAACATTATTAACAGGAGATCCACCATCTAACATAAATACTAAGGAATTTACTATGTGGAGAAACGACACTGCTAAGAAAATAGTAGAAGATTTAATTGCTAAAACAGATCCACAAGAGTTAGTTGATGGCAAAATAGTTAGAATTGATGCTCATAATGCTATTAAAAATTATTTTAAAACTAATTACCCACAGTTTGCAGAAGGTCGTGGTCCTCGATATTATGATAATTTAATAGATAAAGTTAGCCCATCTATACGTTCTTTAATAATAGAGCAGTCTCCAGGTAGTAAACAAAGTCCGTTTATTACTAGATTTGTTGCAAATTTGAAAAAGACAAATCCTGATGCAAAGGGACAACCTTTATATAAATATATAAACTTTAAAGCAGAAGAATTTTTTAGAGCAAACGGAGAAAGACCTGACCTAGATACATTAGCAGAGTACATTAAACAAACAGATCCACAAGCTGTAAGTAGTTTTACAGATCTAAGCGCTAATGGTCTTGATAGAATAATTTATAATCAGGGTGTAAAAAAAGGCAATGTATTACCCGAGCCTACAAAAATATTTTATAGAAGAGGAAAGCTATTTGGACTTAAAGAAACAATTGAAAAATTAAGAAAAGAGGGAATACCAGATTTAAATAAAATAGATGGCAACGGTTTTTTACCGCAGGAGTTTGATGCTGATTACCAAATATTACTTTCTAAACTTAGAAAAACAGACTCCATGCTTAATACAATTAAAACCTCGTTTGATACACACTTAGCTAAATACACCAATGAATTTAATGAGCCTATATTTAATTACGATTCGTTCACACAATTTTTAAGAGACAATCAAAAAGAATTAAATATACCACCAAGATTATTTTCTTTTGACCAAGTAAATTATACTGCGCCTTTAGCCTCCAAAAAAGCACAACGTGAAATAAACGAGGTGGATAAATTTTTAGGTGGTGAGAAAGTAGATTATAGAAGACCGAAGTTTGAAGGGTTAACATTACCAACGCCCATGAGAAATTTTTTGACTCACATGTATCGTGGTATGTTACAAAATAAAAAAAAATTAGATAAAGATGGCAATGTAATTATCAATAAAAAAACTGGTGAGCCAATTATGGAAGCGGGCTTACTTAACAATGTAGAATTTGTTGATAAGTATGTCATGCCATTTGTAGGAGAAAACACACAAAAGACAGTTGCAAATTTAGCACAAGAATATCCTGAATATTCACAATGGTTACGCTTAGAGAAAAAAGTTGAAAAATATCAAAACGTGCTGGGTAATTTTATAGAAGAATTAAAAGCATCTGGTAAATATTCAGATAGAGAAATTGAATTTATTAATGATAGCTTAGCTCCACAAAAAGCACATATATATCCGATAACTACAAATTTAAAAGGAGAAAGATTTGTTGGCATGGCACAAGATGCAGAAAATATTCTTGTGCAACCAGCGGTGTATAATCAGGTTTATCAAAAAACTTTTGATAATGTTTTTAAAAAATTATTAAAACAATTTGAAGGAAAACAAACATTACAAAAATTACAAACCTCTAAACCAAAAAGCATTGATGATTTTAAAAACAGTTTTGGTTTTGATGTAAGTGTAACAAAGTTTTTAAATGAAACAAATATTGAGAATCCAAGGCAGATAGATTATTTAAATTTTATCTATCAAACCCTGAATGAAGAATTACAAAAAAGAGGCATGGTGTCAGTGCAAAGTTTTAATCCAAAACAAAAAGAAATTTTTCAAGGATTAAGATTTTTAGATCCAAATTTTGTTGGCCCACCAGGTGGTTTAGATTTTAAGGAAGCGGGAGAAGTTTTAATAGTTGGTGACCCTAATGTTTTTACAAAAAAAGGTAAAACTAAGGATTATTCACCAGAATTCTATATGACCGTTGCTAGAGAAATACTAAACAGAAATCCAGATAAATTACCACTCACTGCACCTATTCCAAAAAAGGGAGCAAAAAAGGATGCTAAAAACTTTGTATTGTTTAATCAAGGAGGTCCAGTGCGCATGTCCACAGGTGGTGATGGCTTAGGTAAAATGCAGAATGCTCTTATACGCAGTGGATATGATAGAAGCTATATTTTTCGATTAAACCCAACACAAGTACAAGATTTATATGATCGCATATTTGGCACTGGTGAAGGCAAAGATTACTCTGCACCTACACCGATGGCCATAGGCGGTGATCCGTTACAAAATATTAATCAACAACAATTCACACCTGACCCTGCTATGGATGATGACTTCTTTAAACAAGCAGTAGATTCAGGCAACTTACAAGCTTTTGGAGCAGGTAATTTATTTAAGTTTTTTGGTAAAGTTCCTGGTTTATTGACACCTAATAAAGTTGTGTCAGATGTCCCTACCGGAACGGGAGCTGCACCTATGGTGCCAAATGTAGATCCTGGTGACTTTCCTTTCAAATCTTATTTCATAGAATCTACTACAAGTCCAAACGCACCAAAGAGTGCATTACCAAAAGACTGGTTAAAATATTACACAGGAAATATTGCGGTGCCACAATCAGAAATGAAAGACGCAGGTATTTTTAATTACTTAGAAGATATAGAAAAATTTTTTCCTAATACAAAACTAACTCAACAAAATTTAATTGATGTTTATGAAAGCTCTCCGATTGCAAACATTGAAGTAAAAGTAAAAAGAGAGCCTATTGATGCTGGCGCACCTCCAGGTCCTTTGGGCACTTACATGGGTAAACCTAAGCATAAAGGCACAGGTTCACAATCATTAGATAATGTAGGTGAAAACTATAGAGAAATAGTTGTTAACGTTGATAAGTTACCTGGTCAAGAGACTCAGTTTTTTAATGCATCACATTTTGCTAAAGATCCTAACGTTATAGCTTTTACAAGAGTTGCTGATTACAAAGACGTAGATGGCAACACTGTAGCAGTCATCCAAGAAATGCAAACTGACATGTTGACTAACTTGAAAAAAGAACAAGAGCGAATGAAAGCTACTGCGGAGATGGTTAGAAATTTTAAAGCAAAACTGAAAGAGCAAATTGCAAACGGTGAAACATATCAACAAGATCTTCTTGAAAGATTCGAAAGAGAATATCCCGAGAGCATGTTACAGTTTATGGAAACCTCTGATCTCGTACGTCCTAACGATCCTACATTTGCATCTCAGTTAACACCTGATGTGGTGAAGGAGTTGACTGAAATTCAAGAGCGAATCACAACTATTGCAAATCAAAATAGAGCGAGAGTTGTAGATCCTGACTTTCAAAATAAAATAGTAGCCTTACAAGAAGAAGGTAGACAAAAATTTAATGCACTGTTTGAATTGAACAGAGGCACTAATTACCAAGATCAATTGAAAAATATTAGAGTTCTAGACGTGGATAATACTGAAGATTTAGCTGATTTTGTAAACCGTAATCCAACCTACATGGGTAGTAATCAATTTAGACCTGTGCAGAGTTTCCCTGTGCTGCCTTTTAATAAAGGTAAGGACTATATTGACCTCCTGCTAAAAGCTACAATCAAAGATGCAGAGGCTAATGGTATTAATAAGGTAGCAATCTTTCCGTCAGAGTTAGTAAATAGAAGATGGGGTAAAGATCCTGATGGGCCTGCAGGTAAAAAATTTAAAACTATCTACGACAATATAACTGTGCAGGAGTTAAAGAATATTGCTAAAAAATATACAGGTAGTAAAAATAATTTAAAAATAGAAGAAATTGTAGATCCATCAAAAGCGTCCATTGGTTTAAAATTTTTTAATAAAAACGTTGATGGTGAGTTTGACTTATTGAGAGATTTATCACCTACTGCTCGAAGTGATACTGATGCTCCTGGAGGAGTACAATTATTTTTAGACCAAGAGATAACTCGTATTGCTAAAGATTATGGACCTAATGAGGTTGTGATAAGAAGAGAGATAGCCCCTGGACAAACAGTTGAATCTTTCGTGGAAATGGAGGGTAACAATTATAGACTTGTGCCTTTAGGGGATGGAGACAGAGCTGAGAATGCCACAATTATTATTGAAGAGTACAATCCGCAAATAGTTAAAATGTATACATTAACTCTGCCTGAAGAAACTACTAAGAAAGGTCCGATGTTTATTTACGGTAAAAAAGATGGTGGTAAAATTGCCTCTGATGGTTTAGTTTCAATTACTGATATATTTGGAGAATATTAATGGTACAAAAGTTTAATTCTAGCGTCCCAACACCGCAAAATGAAAACCCTATAGGCCCTGGAGGCGATGAAGATCTTAATGTTGAAGAGCTAGGACAAGAAGTAGATTTACAAACAGGACAACAAAATCCAGACATTATAATTGAAGATGATGGCTCTGCTGTTTTAAATGCAGAAGAAGCCCCTTTGCCAACAACGTTTGGTTCTAATTTAGCAGAAGTTTTAGACCCTGCATATTTACAAGCACTTGCAAATGAGTTAGTAGAAAAAGTAGACAATGACAAATCTACAAGGGAAGATTGGGAGCAGTCATACACAAAAGGATTAGACTTACTTGGTTTTAAATATGAAGAAAGAACTAGACCATTTAGAGGTGCGGCTAGTGTCAACCATCCTGTTTTGGCACAAGCAGTTACACAATTCCAGGCAATGGCTTATGTTGAGCTTTTGCCAAGTGATGGTCCCGTTCGAACACAAGTAGTAGGAGCTAACTCACCTGAATTACAACAAGCAGCAGAGCGTGTTAAAGATTACATGAACTATGAGATTACTCATGTCATGGAGGACTACAATCCAGAGATGGATCAGCTCTTGTTTCAATTACCTCTTTCAGGTAGCGCATTTAAAAAAATATATTTTGACGATGTAGCAGGTAGAGCAACATCTAAGTTTATACCTGCCGAAGATGTCATCGTACCGTACGGATGTTCTGACTTGGACGATTGTGAAAGAATTACACAAGTTGTCAAAATGACAAAGAATGATTTGCGTAAAAAACAAGTTTCTGGCTTTTATATGGACATCAATGGTGAAGGCTATGACGGGTCAAGCACAACAGATTTACAAGAAAAGAAAGATGAGATAGATGGTGAGTCACCAGGAAGTTATGCCTCTGACGATATGGTTGAACTTTTTGAGATGCACGTTGATCTCGATCTTGAGGGTTTTGAAGATATAAATTCTAAAAATGGAGAGCCTAGTGGTATTAAGCTACCTTACATTGTAACGATAGATAAAGGCTCTAACGCAGTATTATCTGTGTACAGAAATTATAACGAAGGTGACATATTAAAAAAGAAGAATGAATATTTTGTACATTACAAGTTTTTACCAGGACTAGGTTTTTACGGTTTTGGATTAATACACATGATTGGTGGATTGACAAGATCTGCTACATCAGCGTTACGTCAATTGTTAGATGCAGGGACATTATCTAACTTACCTGCTGGTTTTAAATCAAGAGGTCTAAGAATACGTGACGATGATCAACCATTACAACCTGGTGAGTTTAGAGATGTAGATGCACCTAATGGTATAATCCGTGAAGCCTTAATGCCTTTACCATACAAAGGCCCAGACCAAACATTAATGCAGCTTTTAGGATTTTGTGTTGATGCAGCAAAACAGTTTGCAACCGTTGCAGATATGCAATTATCTGAGATTGGTAGTTCACAAACACCCGTTGGCACAACCATGGCTCTTATGGAGCGTGGCACAAAAGTCATGTCCGCTGTGCACAAAAGATTACATTACGCACAAAAAAAAGAATTTAATTTATTAGCTAAAATATTTCAGCTTGTGCTACCACCAGTTTATCCTTATGCGGTAGCAGGTGGTCCTAGAGAAATAAAGCAAATAGATTTTGCTGATAACATAGATATTTTACCAGTATCAGATCCAAATATTTTCTCAATGTCACAAAGGGTGACACTCGCACAAAACCAATTGCAATTAGCGCAATCT